CATTCTTGATGTCGGCTCCTATTGCCCTGCCCCGCGACCAATTTCACAGGTGTCATATTTGATTTTTTTCCGATCTTCCAAAATGACAACTCCGTCCCGCTTCCGCCGGATGATGACGTCATTCCCCTCCCGCAGGATCTGCTCGATGATCGCGAGCGCCCTAGCGTCGATCTTTACACCATCCATTATATCACCCCGCCTGCCAAAAGACAATAACCAATTTTCTGACAACTACTCCGATTTTAACTCGTTTTCAATATACTGCCGGACCTGGGTCTCGTTGCGCTCCACCGCGTTTTTCAAAAAGCGGTTCGGCGCCATCCGCACCGTCCCCTCGTGGACATATATGCCATACTCCACGTTGGTCCCGATGTAGACGGCGTCCTCATCACCCGCCACCTGGTGCGTGATGCTGTTGCGCAGGTTACCCGTGTCAATCCTGCGCGGATCGTTCTCAAGCTCGTCCTTGGCCTCGCCCTCGAGATGCAGACCGATGGCCTCAAGCACCGCAGGAACCTTGTCCGACAGGGCCGCCTTGAATTTGTCGCTGTTATTCTCGAACTGAACCTGCACGACGCATCACTCCTTTTTGGCCCGCTTTTTCTTGCGATCTTTCTCTTCCTCGTCCATGATCTCGTCGCCCTGGGTGATCACAGGCCCGACAAGCTTGCCGTCTTTCCACGCCTCCACGACGCCCGTTTTCTTATTGCGCTTAAATTCGATCATGATCAATCTCCCTTCACAATCACTTTTGTTCGGTTTAGAACGACAAAATGCTTGTTGTCATTACTATCAACATCCACGACAATTGCGTCATATCCTCTCAGCGCACAAAAAGCACCAGGCTCAACATGGGCATGATCCTCATAATACTGAAAAGCATCATCCAAATATTTGTCATAATATTGCTTCATCCAATTATTCGTCTCTACCAATTTGTCGGACGGATATTTTTCCCAAATATTGTCAACCGTAAGCCCGCATCGCATTTTGGCCATGTCTGTTTGAATATCGTTTAATTCGACTCCGGCTTTTTCAAGCTTCTCAGAAAAGAACTCCCATGTTAATAATCTCTTTTCTTCTGCAACATCATTAGAATTTATAAATTTCATGTCCTTAGTGAAGGTCATGGTTTCAACCTTACCGAAAGGACCCGCTCCGTACGATGATGTTGTTTGAATCGATTTTTCAGACAGTTTAGTGTCAAAATTACCTGCCGTGTACATTCCATAGCCATTGATTGAACCACCGCTACATTGTACATAAAACTTACCGTTTAAGAATTCATCATGATACAAATCCAAAGACTCTTGGTCCGGCGCCGTATATCCTCTCGCAGCAATTACATTGCTTTCCTGTACATATTTATCAAACTCATCCGCAGGAACCACCTTTGGCAATCCATCAAAGCCCTGGGCATTAATAACATCCTCAATCTCGAAATCGAACTGATCCTCGCGGCGATGCCATGTGTTGGTGAGATCCTTGCCATTGACAATTCCTTCATCCACAGCAGGCGCCTCGGAAACCGCAACCGGCTCCTTGATGATCAATTTTGTTCTGTTCAAAATGACAGTATATTGACCATCACGACGTTCACCACAGTCAATAACATCATATCCTCTCATTGCGGCAAATGCTCCATTATCCATTCTTAGAATTTCTCTTCGCTCTCTGCCACTAAACTGATTAGCATAGTTATTTTTCTCTTCTTTCAGATCGTGAATATCTACTATCTTTGCACTTGGATCCAAAGTAAATGTCTCCACATAACTGAAATTCGCGCCGGTTCTCTCGCTGCCTAACTTGATATAACCATCCATCTCGGACTCAATCTTCTTAGACAGGACACCATTGTAGTTAGATGCGCAGTACATACCCTGCCCATACAACGCACCGCCGGAGCATTCCACATAAAACTTGCCGTTGTAAAGCTGATCTCTGTAGGAATCCAAAACTTCCTGGCTAGGAGCAGAATATGTCCTCTGAGCGATAAAGCCGTCACCGCCATTCGCAGCCTTGACCGCCTCGTCAAATTCCTCCGCGGAAACGATCTTGGGCAATCCGTCAAAGCCCTGCGCATTTATGACATCCTCAACGGCATACTCGAACTCGTCTTCTCGCCTGGTCCACGTTTCCGAAATGTCCATGCCATTCACGACAACACGCTCGTCTTTCTCTTCCTTGGCAGGAGTCTCCTCTGCCGGAGCTTCCTCTGCCTGCAGGTCATGGCTGTCAACATCATAATCCTCGTCATCATCGCCGCGGCGACCACCTCTCCTGTACTCAGCCAAATAAGCCTGTCGGATGGCCTCGCCCTTTTCCTCCTGCAGGGTGATCGGCTCGGGCTTCTCAAGCCTGGACTCTTTCCACTCCTCGTAGGTCATGCCCTCAATCATGGAATCATCCCTATATTTCCGCGCCTGCGGCTCCAATCCCGCGACCACCGCCCGCAGGGTGCATCGGCAATTGTAAATCATCGACGGATCCGCGGATGGGTCTCCTGGGAACATGATCTGCAGGCCATCCACCTCAAAAGGCTCGCCGATCTTTTGCGTCTGTCCGTCAAGAACGCGATGCTCATGACGCGTACGCATGTCCAATGTAGCACGCCACTCCTGCACCATTTTGATGCCCATGTCCTCGGCACGCTTGTAGGAATCCACGCGGCCCGCATTCTGCGCACCCGTGGTCATGGTCCTGGCGTTGCGGATGGCGGCGCGGTGATCTTTCTCGCCAACCTCGACCGCCAATCGGTTTGCCAGCTTCGGGATGGACTCGCCCTGCAGGATCCCCTGCATCATGACGGATTGCACCTGCTGTTTATTCCACAGGACATCCTGTCCCGCGGCGATCTCGGCTCTCTTCTTCTTGCCTGGATCCGGCAGGAGCTTGGGATCGTCGCGCATGAGCCGCTCCACCGTCTGCTTGTCGTACAGCGTAAACGAGGTGTCGATTTTCGCGCCCACCTCGGCTTCATAAGTTCCGTAGTTGAAATTCTCCGCATAAACATCCGGCATGTAACCATAAGCAATGCTCCGAGCGACGTCATTGGCGTGATGCAGGTCCTGCGCAATCGTCTCCTTCATGCTCTCCCAACGCTTGCCGACAGCCATCTGCCCGACACGCCACGCCTGATACTCTTCCTTGGTCTTGTCGCCGTCCTTAACCCACTCACGCCACCGCTGATCCTTAAGCTCAAACCGCCGGAAATAGTCAGCGATCTTGGCTGACAGCTCACGCTCGGCCTGGGAATATTCTTTTGCGATCTTCTGCTCCATCTCCGCGAGCAATCTCTCGGTCGCGTCGTGAGCGGGGTCCGTCTTAGCCTTTTTTACCGCCATTATTCATCATCACCCTCGTCGGCAGCAGGCTCGCCGTCATCCAAAACGCCGCCCCTCGAAAGCTCGTCGGCGTCCATCTGCTTCAGAACGTCCTGCGCCTTGTCACCGTCACCGAGAATCGTCATAATCTTCTCGGTCACATAATCGCCCGTCAAGAACTGAGCCGCCGCAACCACGGTCGTGATCTCCTCGCTCGTGTTCACGAGCATGGACCGCGTGAAAGTAGGCTCGTCATCGATGCCCGCCAAAGCCAGGATCCCGTACAGGAAATCAAGAACGCAATACTCAAATTGGTCAGCCTTGGTGTTCATCGGCTCATAGGCCGCACGGATCTGCGTGGCCGTCGCGGCGCCGGATGCAATTCCCTGCAGGTCGAGCGCCATGTAATCCTCATACAGATCCTTTTTAATTCGATCAAGTAACTTCTCCCTGGCCTCGTGCGGGATCTCGACCGTCTGCGTCTCCACTTCTTGTCCGTCCATCGGAGCCGCCGCCTTGGTGAACTTCAGCCTCTGCAGGAACTGCGCGAGATCCGCGTCATCCATGCCGCCCGCGCCCTTAATGATCCAATAGAGCTGTGCGTTGTCGAGGTCGTTCTCGAAACCATTTTTGATGAGGTCGTATGCATCGATGCCCTCCTGCAGGCCGACAAGCTCGGATTGATGCTGCGGATTGCCCCACAGCGGCACGATGGGAAAAGCGGGATAATTCTCGCCGTCCATGATCTCGGTGCCGTCGATCTTCGACTCCCTGTAATTGAGCTTATACGCCCGCTTCTCCTGCAGGACCTCGCCCACGGCCTGCGCAACGCCATTCACATCGCGCTTATTCCAAATGTACTCCGTGTAGCCATCCTCCTCATACAAGGTCGCCCGAAGCGGCTTGTTCGGATCGATCTGCCACCAACGAATGCCGGCCCGCAGGGATCCGTTTTCCTCATCCCAAAGAGGTGCGAACTCGGTCACCCGAAATACTTCGAGGTGATCTAAATTCCAAAAGCCAAAGCTCACGCCGCCAATCAGCGCATCCTTGCCCGCCTTTTGCAGTTTGTTGTCGAAATCCCTGCCCAGGGCTTCGTCGGTCGCGTCGTTCTGCCAAGTGACGCCGTTGCCGAGCAGGAATTGGTTCTGCTGAATGACGAACCTGTCAAAGAAATTGCTGACGATCTTATGGTTGGGAGAATAATTGTCCTGGACCATTTGACCCGTGATGGTGGTCAGCGTCTTCTGATACCGCATGATGGTCACGTTCTGCTTCGCGTCATACAAATACGCATCCACCGCGGTCCTGTACAGATCTGTCGACTTGTGCTTCCCGATGGTGTCGCGCACGAACGCGATCCGATCCTGCTCATTCTCCCCTACGCTCAATAGATCTTGATAAGTAACCATGATTTTCCACCCCTTTGCTCGAACAAAATTGTGAAAGCCTACCGAGCCGTGCGATGGCTCTTCGCCGGTGGTGCGACCGACGCGGCTTGCGCCGACAGGATTCCCCTAATAGGCCGAAAGGTAACGATCCAATGACACAAAAAGCAAGCGTCATCAAAATGCCATATATAAACAGATATCATCTAATATCATCAAATATCATCAACCATAAATCGATGGCTGACCGATGGACTTGTGGACCGCGATGCGCTTCGTCCGCACAAAATACCTGGTGTCATCCATCGCATGGTCGTTGACCTTGACCGGCTTGTCGACGGCCTCGTCAGCGTCCCACACATAGCCCTGCGCCTCGGTCAGCCAATTACGACAGGCGCCGCAAATCTTAATCTTGCCGGTCTGCATCGCCGACGCCGTGTCGCGGATCCCGTCGAGGACCGCGTTGTCCGCCTGGCGCACCCTGTACCACGCCTTTTTATTCAGCAGGGTGATGAACGATGCCGCCGACGGATCAATGATGGTCTCCATTTTCCTCATCAGCCCGCCGGAGGCCTCACGCTTTTTCATGATCGGCTCAATCAGCGCATCCAGCTCCACCGCGTACTCCTCGTCCGTCTTCTGAATGCCGGTGTCGCGGCCCGAGTAGTAGTATTCCCGCAGGCGATACCAAACGCCGCCGCACAGGCCCCACAGCCCCGCCGAAAACGCATTCATGGTCCCATAGTCAATCGACAGGGAATAATCGGTGATCTCGCCCGCAGGCTCGTCGCACATCGCGTCCTGGTACATCGGGTAAATCAGCCCCTCCGCAAGCGTCCACTCGCCCTCTATGTAACGACCGTAATAAACCGTGCCCGCGTACTCCTTGCAGAGGTTCTCCACGAACTCCGCTGGGAGAAAAGGATTGTCCCAAATCGTGTACTTCTGAATGTATGCGTCTATGTCCGTGCGATCAATGAACTTTTTCAGCCAATGACCTGGGCTCTCGGGGTTACAGGATCCGTCAAAGCAGGAGTACGGCTTGTCCAAACGCGATTGCAGCATGGTGAAAACCTCGGGGTTCCACTTCGCAATCTCATCGCCATAGCAATACTTAACCGACATACCCTGTATTTTAGCGACCTGCGTAATTTTCTCGGCGCCCAAACAATATACAGGAACCCCACAAACAACAGCTATATTTCTGTTATTGATGGATCCAACAATCTCATCCGTGTACTGCTCGCGCATGGGCTGAAGAACGTTGCGCTCGATGGTCTCCTTGGACACGCCCATGATGAGGTTCAGCCCTGGCTCGTCAGCCACAGCCAACAGCCGGTCGGGGATCATGTGAACAATGTCAACGAACGACTTCCCCGAACGAACCGCGCCCACTTTCAAATTATATCGAGAGTGCGCATTCAGAATAAAATCATTCTGTTTCTTGCTCAGAGTGTACCCTTGCATTTTTCTTGTTCGTCTCCAAAATCTGCGCCAACAGCTCAAGAGCGTCCTGCCTCGGCTCCGGCTCGTCCTGGCCTATAATGTGCAGGATCGTCTCATACGCACGAACCGCGGATGCGCCCTGCTTCGGATTTGCGGCGATGGCAAGCATGGCCATTGTTAGACGCTGAGCATAGGTCATGTCCTTGCCCTCGATCTTTTGGTCGAGCATCATCTTCATCAGCTCGCGCATGTCCGACTTGGCACGCCTGGCCTTGCCGGATGCGATGCCGCCCTTTCGCCCCATTTCCCTCGCTTCTTCCTTGCTTCGCTCGTCAAATGGTATTAAGTTTTCGTGGCCCTTGTTACCATCCATCTAAACCTCCGTAACGACCTCCGCATAGCACAAAAATTACTTAGTCAAAAGCACCGCCGTCTTGCCGGTGAACTTCTCCCAACGATCAACGATGACGTCACAATACTTCGGATCCAACTCCATCAAATACGACTTGCGGCCCGTCTGCTCTGCGGCAATCATCGTCGTGCCGGACCCGCCGAACAGATCCATGACCGCGTCACCTGGATTGGAACTGTTCTGAATCAGCTTCGCAATCAGCCGCACAGGCTTCATGGTCGGATGCAGGTCGTTCACCGTCTGCTTTTTCTCACGCAGGATATCGGGATCAAAGCACTCCATCAGATCCTTGATCGCGTCCCGCAGCTCGTCCTCTCCCATGAAATCAATCGACTCAATCACGGACCGCTGATTGCGCTTGCCGTTCCAAACCTTAATCGACTTACCCTTG